TGCAAATCAGGCATTTTTTAGAAATAGACCTGAATGGTTATCGGGAAGAAATGTAAGAGGTGGTGGATTTTCGGTAGATGTTGCGAAGGATTATAGAACTGCAGCAAGAGGGGGAGTAGTAAAACCAAAAGCACTTCTTTCTTCAGTAAGACCATTCTTAAAGAGAATTCCACTTCCTATTGTTGGAGCATTGGTTGATTTTGGACTGTCTGTTGCACTTGGAGAAAATCCAGGAAGAGCAGCATTTAGGGCAATTGGTGCTGGACTTCTTGGCGCTGTAGGTGCTGCTGCAGGAACAGTTGTGCCAGTTGCTGGAAACTTTATTGGTGGATTGATTGGTGGCGTTGCTGGTGATGCTATTGGTGGTGTCCTTTATGATTTCTTCTTTGGTAGCGGAATGCCATCTGGAAAAGGAAAGACTGTTAAGAAAGCTGGTGGTGGCGTTACAAGAGGTGGAAGACCTCAGCGCGGAGTAAAAAGAACCATATCCAAGAAAGGTAGATATAGAAGAAGATTGGCACCACGAAAACCTGGTGATGTGGAAGCAAATTCTCCTGGCGCTGATGTTGGTGGTGAAGATAAGTTATTTGGGTTATTTCCAAATCCACTTAAGTTTTTGCAAACAGCAACTGATGTTATGAATCCTTTCAAAGTGATTCAAAAAACTGGACAGAATCTTGGTGATAGTGATTACTTTGGACCAATACTTGCAATCACTTCTAAAATTCTTTTAGGACAAAAACCAACTCAACAAGATTATAAGAATGTTGGACTTGGTATTAATATGTTAGTTGCGAAAGGAATAGATGATGGAAAATTAAAAGGTGGACTTGCTGCCTTCGCCGAGGGTGGATTTGTTGACCCTAAAACATTAGATGCTATTTCTCAAGGTGGCGATATTAGTGATTGGGTAGCAAAGTCTTTTAAGGATGCGACTGAGACTAATGCACAAAAGACTTTGAGGGAAATACAAGAAAATTTGAAGTTGAGAAAGGATGGTGCTGGTCCAGATAAAAGTGATCCAACAGAACAAATAGATGAGGGTCCTTTTGAAGGTGGTGCTGGTGGGCAATGGGGACCATTATTGGATTTGATTGCCGGAAAAGAATCTGGTGGAAATTATGAGGCAATGTATCCAAGCACAGTATTGAAAGGTGCTACTAAGATGACTATTGCTGAAGTTGCAAGAAGAGCAACTGGTGCCGTGGGTAAATATCAACAATTACCACAATATCTTGTCAGTAGAGCAAAGGCGGCAGGTCTTAATCCAGATAAAGATTTGTATAGTCCACAAAATCAAGATTTGATTATCACTAAGGTTAATATTGAAGGAAATCGTAGTGGGCGTAGGTGGTTAAAGGGTGAAATCAGTGATGAGCAATTTATGCAAGAATTTGCATCTCTTCCAAATGCGCAAGGAAAGTTTTATTATCCTGGACAGAGAAGTTCTATGACAGCAGATAAAGTTAAGTCTGCTTTGTCTGCTGTAAAAAAAGGTGGATATACTGCACGTTCATCAGGAAGCAGAGGTGGTTATGTAGGAGAAAGGGGTAGTTTGGGTGGTTCTGTTGCAGAGTATATAACTGGAGATCCAAATACACCATTTGGTAGATTTGATAGGGGTGGTCACGGACTACCATCAAATTATCATGATCATATTGCCTTTAGAGATAGAAATACTGCAGTTAGAGCATACAAATTTTTCCAATCTAAAGGAATACAGGTTACAGAATTTCAAGGATTTAGTCCTGTGGGTGGACACGCTCCTGGATCATATCACTATTCTGGACTTGCCTTTGATGTTCCTGGAGCACAGTGGGGTGGTTCTGGTGCTATTGGAGCAAAAGATTATGCAGGATCTGCCAGAGTTAGGAAGACTTTGAAGGAATTTCTTGGAGGCAGTGTCGCAAAATTTGAAAAAGGTGGAATGACTTTAGGTGGTCCACATTTAGCAATGCTTGGTGAAAAAGGAAAAGAGTTTGTTATTGATTCTGACTCTACCGCCGCTGTAGAGAAAACTTTCCCTGGATTTTTGGGAGCATTGAATACTGCAAAATATGATCAGGCGATAAATGTATTACGAAACTTTGCTTCTTATGAATATGGATCTGAGCAAGTTGTTATGATTGCCGATATGTCACCTGGTTTATACTCTGCAGATAGTGGTGATACTGGTTCTGGTGGATTAATATATGTTGGTGGAGATGAAACAGATCCATTTGAATCTTTATATCAGGGTGGGTAAATAGAGATAAGAGGTAATAAACAATGGCAAATCAAATAACATCTAAAAGCGCACAACCGTCTTACATAGAAAAGTTTGATATAGCATCAAACAAGAATCAGGGGAAAACAGTTAGTGTTGTAAATGGTGCTGTTCGCTTAATGTATTATGAAAGCATCCTTCAAGATACGGTTAGAGTAACTTATACTTTTGCTGATGCTGGAAATGCCATTGATGATAAAACTGCTCTTGAAGGATTGCCAATAGTTGGTCAAGAAAAAGTTACATTAAAATTTAAAGATAATAATGAATCAGAATTAAACCTAACAATGTATGTAAATAAAGTCACTCCTTTGAGTGATGATACAACTAAGTCTATGATCCAGTTGGAATTGGTATCTAAAGAGTTTATTTTAAATGAAAAAATTAGACTGAATGAAAGATTTGATGGAAAGGTATCTGATCATATTGCAAAAATTTTAACTGCACCAAATTATCTTGCAACTAAAAAGAAAGTTGATATTGAGGAGACTTCAAATAATTATAATTTTATGGGTAATAATAGAAAACCATACTATGCAATGAACTGGTTATCAAAGAAAGCAGTTCCTAACTTTAAGGAAGCTAAAGGAAATACTGCTGGTTATTTTTTCTTTGAAACATCTGAAGGATTTAAATTTAAGTCCATTGATACGCTATCAAGCCAAGAAAAGAAAAAGTCTATAATCTTTAACCAAACTCCAGATTCAAGAGGAGATAACATTCCTTCTGGATATGATGTTAAAGCTCTTGAATACTCAAAGGATAATCGTGTTGATGTGCAAGAGAAACTTAAAATGGGTGCATACTCAACAAGAACAATATTGTTTGATCCGTTCACTTGTTATTATGAAGTAGTTGTTCCGAATGCTAAAGAAATAGAAAAAAAGAAAGGCATAAAAAAATCTGGAAAAGAATTACCATCTTTAAATCCAGAGTTTAATCGCACAGAAAGTAATAAAGATTTTTCAAGAACAACTTATTATCTTCTTGATAAGGGAACACTTCCTTCTGGAGATAATGCTCAGCAACAAATTGAAAAATCAAAGACTGAAAATTTTGAATATAAAAATATTTTGAATCAGTCTATTATGAGATATAACCAGTTGTTTTCTATCAAGAGTACAATTACTATACCTGGAGATTTCTCTTTACACGCTGGAGATGTTGTTTTTTGTGACGCTAAACAGTTGTCTACAGCGGATGAAGAGATTAATAAGGAATATGGAGGTCTATATATTATAGCAGATTTATGTCATTATATTTCTCCAAAAGAAACCTATACAAAATTAAACTTAGTAAGAGATTCTTTTGGTAGAATTGGAAACCACACATCTGGTAAAATACCATTATGACAGACCGTACTCTTCAACAACATATTAATGATGACCGCGATGAACTTGATAATCCAAATACAAGTGGGCAACGCAGGCGTCACTTGCAGGATGAGTTAGGAAGTTTGGAGCATTATCAAGCAAATCATCCAGACGATGATCATGATCCAACTCCATTAGAATTGTATTGTGATGAACATCCAAATGCTCTTGAGTGTAGAATGTATGATGATTGATAACTAATGGAAGGCGGATCCTTATTCAATCCTGGGTTTCTTGGGGCACATTTTAATTGGTGGGTAGGGCAGATTGCCAGTGATTCAACCTGGCGAGATAATATCTTATCGGGAAAATTTGAAAGTAAAGATCAGAATCCTGGTTGGGGATATCGTTATAAAGTTCGTATTATAGGATTACACGACCAAGGGGAGAGTGAAATATCTTCTGATAAACTTCCTTGGGCTCAGGTAATGTATCCTGTGACTGGTGGTGGTGGACAAGCAAATGCCGCTGCCACTGCAAACCTAAGACAAGGAATGATGGTCTTTGGGTTTTTTCTTGATGGACAGGAGCAACAAGTTCCTGTCATTATGGGAGTTCTTGGAAACAACATACAGACTCCTTTAGCGACAACTATTAAAGATAACCGAGTTACAAATACTCAACCTGGAAGTCTTG